CGCGTCCCGTCGACGTAGTGAATGGTAGCGAGGCCGCTCATGGGCGCGGTCCGGGCGGCCGCGTGAGCCCGTACAGAAGGCTCAGAAAGGTACTCAGTAAAGAGATCATTGTTCATCATCCTGTTTCCGTTCGCGGGTAACGGCCGCCGTGAGGGCGGCCGCGCCGAGTATGACCGCTGGCGCGATCACGAATATTAAGATTGCAACGTGTTCAATCATTCACGTACTCATTTTCAGCGTCTTTGTAGCCGTCTTTGTAACCTTCGTTATACGCGTGTTCATCGCAGTCGAGCGGGCGGCCGTCGAGGAACCCCTCGACCGTGTCGCGCAGGCTCGCGTTCATGGTCGCGTCCAGTGTCGCCACCGGGCGGCCGTCGAGATAGAGCGTGTCGCCGGTTATCGTAAAGCGCATGATCAGTCCTCCCCATGAAGCCAGCAGGCGTCCAAGATAAGCTGGCTGTGAAACGTATCGGCGTAAAGCGCTTCCGCTATCGCCTCGCCTAGTGGTGTGTTGGGCGCGTAGCGGTGGATCTTGCCTTGAGTGTCGCGCGCGTGCGCGCTTTCGACGTACCAGCCGGCGCCGTCGGCGTCGATCTCGATATCGACGTCACCCTCGAACGTGAGACCGGGGTAGCCGAAGGCGGTTAAGTCCACCCCGCCCTCGACGTTGTAAACGTGTGCGCCCATAGTCTTTTCGCGCGCGTCGGGATCGTATGCCATTGTGTGCCCCTATTGTTGTCAAAGATTAACCTGCGAGCGTGCGCCCGTCAAAGATCATTTGACGGCCAGCGCGCGTTGTGAAGCCCGTCAATCCAAGCGTGAACCGTCGCGCGCAAGCGCTCCAAGCGCTTGGGATCTTCCGGCCGTATGACGGCAAGCTCGAACGCGAACTCGTCTCCGTCCGAACTGTAGATGTTGACGTCGGCGCGTTCGTCGCCAAGCCGGTGCGCGACGTAATAGGTCGTATCGCGGTATTCGCTGCGCATTGTGTCCATCATGGTTCTAGCCTCCTCAGTGACCGCCTTACGGTCAGACGGCGCGTGCGCCGTTTCGGCTTGTCATGCTTTGGGCGCCGTCCAGGCCGGTGCGCGCGTTAGCGGCGCGGCTCGCTTGTCGCGTATGGGCATAATGACGCCGAAAGCCTCAATGGGCGCGCCAGAGCCCGCCAGCAGGTCCACCATGGCCGGATTGGGGCCATTGTGCGCCACGATGGGCCGGAAGTCCCCGCGGCCATGTAGGGCTTTGGTCGCTTCCGCGAACGTGGCCAACAACTTGAAGTCGTAATGCGCCAACTCGCCGCTTGCATCGTCGCGCGGCACGACCGCGCGCCAGTTGGGATAGGTAGCGTCGATTCCGCCTTCAGTGTATGTGACGCCGTTGTGGGCGATGCTGATCTGTAGGGCGTTGTTGCCCACGGTGGCGAGCGTCACGGTGGCGAGCTCGCTATCACGCGCGCCCACCTTGATACGCTTGACTAAGCTCAGCGGCACGATGAACGGCGCGAACGCCTCCGGCGCCCCTGTATCGTCGCGCCAGTCGTGCCGCGCCGCGATCAGGCGCGCGCCATCGGTGGCGACGAACGTGGGGCCGGCCGGCGTGTGTTCGACGCATACACCCTTAAGGTAGTAACGCGTCTCGTCAGCGCTGGCGGCAATGGCGCAGGCCTTGAGCGCGCGCAAGTCTATGGTGAACGTCGTCATAGTGTCCCTCATTTATTTTTGAGCCTCATCAGTGACCGCCTTACGGTCAGACGGCGCCTGGGCGCCGTTTCGGCTTGTCATGCGTGGCGCATTGGAAGGCGGAACGTGTTGTCGAACGAGCGAACCAGGCCGGCCTCGCGCGCAACCTTCGCCAGTGACGCGCGCATCGCGTAGCAGGCCGCCACGCGTTCGACGTCTGCGTTCTTGGCATTGCGCAAACGCTCCTCATTGGCGAGCGCAAGGCGGTTAAGCTTCTCGAGATTGACAGTCATGTGTGCCCCCCTGATTAGAGAATGTAGAACGGCGCTGCGAACGCGAGCGCTGCGAGCATGGCGATGCCGATGGCGGCGGAAACTGTTTCAATCAGTTGGTTCATGGTGGGCTCCTACGGTTGCGCTTTAAAATGTCTAGCAGATAGCGGGGCGGCGGTCAAGCCGCCACCGCCGCATGCTTGCGCCCCGCGCCGTGGGCCGGAATGGCGATAGACTTGGCCGCCACACTGGCGCCGCCGCACAAGCCGCACGTGGTGCACGTGGCGCGGCGGCCGGCTTCTTTGGACGCCGGGCAGAGAATTTCCTTACCTTGCACGATATCGCTCACGTTGGCGATAACGCGGAACGTGCGGCGGCCGGCCGCCCATGCAGCGCGCGCGTCCGTCTCATTGTCGGCGCTTTGCATCATGCGCGAGGCGTCGAACGCCGCGCCGGCTTGGCGCGCCTGGTGAGAGTAGGCGGTATGCCCGGCCGCATCGCGTAGCAGTGCATCCCACACGTAAGCCGGAACGGCCGCCGGATCGCCGTAGGTACCGAGACGGACCATTGCGCCAGCGCCAATGGACGCAATTGCGTCCGCGTCCGCGGCGGTAGGATACACTCCGCGCAACATGGCGCGGTAGGCAATGAGAACGCCCTGGCCGAGTAGCACGTAGCACGAGCGATTCTCGGCTTGTTTCTTGGCCGGGTCTGTTGTGGGCGTGCCGCGATGTGGGCATGCGCCGCAGATCGAGAAGTCGGCGCCGGTCTTGTTCGCTTCGCGAGGATCCATGTCCGCGCGCAAAATGTAGGTCTGGACCATGCGGCCGGTTTTCGTGTTGCGCGCCGAGTCAATGGCGATAACGACAATCGGCGCGCCATCGATCAGTGACGGACCGCGATAGATGATGGCTGATTTGGTCATTGTGCTTGTGTCCTGTGTTGCGCTCTACGGTGGCGCTATGAAATGTTTAGTGCATGTTGCGCCGGTCGTCAATGGGCAGTTTAGGCAATCAGAAAATAATTGCCTAAAGTGCCCATAATCTGACGCGCCAGCGTTGGGCACTTTGGGCAGTCGTTCGGCGGTTGCCTAAAGTGCCCATATGAGGTGAAGCCTGGGCGGCATGGGTGCTTTTTGGCGGATTGGACTGCCCATAGCTAAGCGCCTGATTTCGCCGGGTTTTGAGAGATTTATCGGCTATATTGTCATCTAATGTATATTTTAGAAGTCTAAAAAATATATAGTATAGCTAGAGCTGACGCGCTGGCGCGCGCAATCCGTCGCGCTGGCGCGACTCTCGCGGCGATGACAATATGACCCAACGGCACCCCAAATCGCCCTTTTTTCCCGCGTTTTCAGTCACTTAACCATGGGTCATTTGGATGACCCAAGAATGACCCAAGAATGACCCATGTAAGCAATATCAATGACTTACGCGCGCGCAGCTTTGTCACGCGACTTGCCTATTTCACGCAATCGCTTTGTACAATATGCTTTTCTGGGCAGTTTGGGCAGTTTGGGCAGTCAAAAAACAGATTGCCCATACTGCCCATCCGTTGCTGGCGATTCATGGGCAGTTTAGGCAACGGAAAACAGACTGCCCAAATGACCCATGGTTGCCGGCCGCCTAGCGCGCACCTAGGAACGCCCGCCCACGCCCGCACGCGCGAAGGGAGGGGGGGGGAGGGCCGGTGCCGACAGGTCCACGCCGACGCAGCGTCCGCAAACAAATTTTTTTGGTGACCGTTTTGTAAGCGCAAACAATTTTTTATTTTTAAAGAAATCTGCTACAGTCCCACCATGGACTGGCGATCACTCCCATACGAACCACGCAAGGTACAGGCGACAGAGGCGCGTCTGGACGCTATCTACAACGCCGCGCGGTTGGGCCTCAAAGGCGACAACCTAGCGCTGGCCGCTGGCCTGCTGCCGTCTGAGTACCGGCGTCTGTGCCAGTTCGACCCGCTGGCTGAGCTGGCCGAACTAAAGGGACGCGCAGACGGCGAGATGGTGGCCTCCCGGCAGCTACACGAGGCGGCGGCGGCGGGCGACGCCAAGGCGGCGCTGGAGGTGCTCAAGCACGTCCACGGCTGGACCGCGCGCACGGCCATCGACGTCAACGTCGAGCAGACCATATCCATCAAACACGCGCTGGAGATGGCGCAGCAACGCGTCATCGAGGGAACGCTAGCACATGCAGACCACGCAATACTCCCCGCAGGAGGAAATGGAGCTGATGTCCCGCTTGTGGACGCCAGCCCTGAAAGACGATCCGCTTAAGTTTGTCCTGTTCGTCTTCCCGTGGGGGCAGAAGGGCACGCCTCTGGAACACTTCGCTGGCCCGCGCAAGTGGCAGCGCGAGGTGCTTCAGGACTTGGCCGACCACATCAAGCAGAACAACGGCAAGATCGACTTCGACACGTTCCGCATGGCGACCAGTTCTGGCCGCGGCATCGGCAAGTCGGCGCTGGTGAGCTGGCTCATCATCTGGATGCTGGCAACGCGCATTGGTTCAACGACTATCGTGTCGGCCAACTCGGAAGCGCAGTTGCGCTCAGTGACATGGGCCGAGATCACCAAGTGGCTCAGCATGGCGCTGAACAGCCACTGGTTCGAGGTCAGCGCCACCCGCGTCATGCCGGCCAAGTGGCTGACGGAGCTGGTCGAGCGCGACCTGAAGCTGGGTACGCGCTACTGGGGCGTCGAGGGGCGGCTGTGGAGCGCGGAGAACCCCGACGCCTACGCGGGCGTGCACAACTTTGCGGGTGTGATGCTGGTGTTTGACGAGGCGTCGGGCATCGACGACGCCATCTGGTCGGTTGCGGCGGGCTTCTTCACGGAGAACACGCCGCACCGCTTTTGGCTGGCGTTCTCCAACCCGCGCCGCAACAGCGGCTACTTCTACGAGTGCTTCAACGCCAAGCGGGACTTCTGGCGCACCAAGAAGGTGGACGCCCGGTCGGTCGAGGGGACTGACAAGCAGGTCTACCAGCAGATCATTGACGAGTACGGGCCGGACTCCAGCCAGGCGCACGTCGAGGTGTACGGCGAGTTCCCGAACGCCTCGGACGACCAGTTCATCCCGCTGCGGCTGGTCGAGGAGGCCATGGCGCGCGACAAGCACAAGGACCAGAGCGCGCCCATCGTGATCGGCGTGGACCCGGCGCGGTTCGGCAGCGACAGCACCGTCATCGCCGTGCGGCAGGGCCGCGACATCGTGACGATCAAGCGGTACCGCGGCGACGACACCATGGAGACGGTGGGGCGGGTGATCGACGCCATTGAGGAGTACAAGCCGGCGCTGGTGGTCGTGGACGAGGGCGGGTTAGGCGCGGGCGTCGTGGACCGGCTCAAGGAGCAACGCTACAAGGTGCGGGGCGTCAACTTCGGCAACAAGAGCCGCAACCCGCTGATGTGGGGCAACCTGCGGGCTCAGATGTGGGGTGATCTGCGCGAATGGCTGAAGACCGGGACCATACCCAGCGACCGCAACCTCAAGAGCGACCTGATTGGACCCCTCATGAAGACCGACAGCAAGGGGTCCATCTTCTTGGAGAGCAAGAAGGACATGAAGGCGCGCGGCCTCGCCTCGCCCGACGCCGCCGACGCCATAGCGGTTACTTTCGCTTTCCCCGTCGCGCATCGGGAGGCCCGCGTTGACATGACACGCCCACGGGGGTACTCTCCAGCAGGAAACTCCAATTCATGGATGGGGTCTTAGGTCATGTCTAACACAAAGCCCATTGGCGTAGCTTACGAAGACCAGGACATCGTCGGCGCGGAACTTCTGTCTGCCGTAGACGTCTACGCAACGGACGAGATCGGCTATGCTCTTGCCGCGCAGGGCGAGGTCACGCAGGCCACCAGCAAGTCCACGGGCGTAACGCTGAACACGTCTGCCGGGCGCATTACAATGAATAACGCCGCGCTTAACGCTACGACCAACGTCGCGTTTACGCTGACCAACAGCAAGATTAGCGCTAAGGACGTCATTATCGTCAATGTCGCGGGCGGCGTAGCATCTAACGAAACTTACAACTGCTGGGTTTCTGGTCACACAACGGGCGCTTGCACCTTTGTGTTGCGCAACATTTCGGGCGGCTCGCTGTCCGAGGCGGTAGTGTTGAACTTCGCTATTATTCACTGCGCCTGACATGGTTAGCCTCTCGGTCAAGCGCGGCGAGAAGCTGTCAGTCAAGCAGGGTGCTGGGCTGACGGCCAAAGGCCGGGCTAAATACAACCGCGAGACGGGCAGCAACTTGAAGGCTCCCGCGCCCAACCCGAAGACCGAAACGGACAAGGGGCGCAAGGCGTCCTTCTGCGCTCGGATGGGCGGCGTGGTGGCCAAGTCGAAGAACGCCGAGCGGGCCAAAGCGTCTATGAAGAGGTGGAACTGTGGCAAGTAAGCCGGGGCTTTACGCTAACATTAACGCTAAGAAGGCTCGCATTGCGGCCGGATCGGGCGAAAAGATGCGCAAGCCGGGGGCCAAGGGCGCTCCGACTGCCAAGGCGTTCAAAGAGTCAGCCAAGACAGCGAAAAAGGGCAAGTGACATGCCTTTGGTAAAGTCTGCCTCCAAAGAGGCGTTCCGCAAGAACGTCAAGACTGAGATGGCCCACGGCAAGCCGGCAAAGCAGGCGGTCGCCATCGCTTACAGCACCAAACGCGCTGCGTCGAAGGCGTCTTCCGGCAGCAAGAAGGGTAAGTAATGGCTAAGGACCGCAAAGATCTGCTTGACACTATGCGGTCGCGGTTCTCGCTGGCTATTGCTGCGTATTCCGACAGCCGCGAGGACGAGCTGGACGATTTGCGGTTCATGGCGGGTTCGCCGGACAACAATTGGCAGTGGCCCGCCGACGTGCTGGCGACGCGCGGGTCGGTGCAGGGGCAGACAATCAATGCGCGGCCCTGCCTGACCATCAACAAGCTGCCGCAGCACGTCCGGCAGGTGACGAACGAGCAGCGGCAGAACAGGCCGACCGGCAAGGTAATCCCGGCTGACGACCGCGCCGACGTGCGGGTCGCTGAGATCTTCGACGGCATGGTCCGGCACATCCAGTACATTTCGGACGCTGACGTCGCCTACGACACGGCCTGCGACAACCAGGTCACCTACGGCGAGGGCTTCATCCGCCTGCTGACCGAATACGTCCGCGACGATAGCTTCGATCAGGACATCAAGATCGGGCGTATCCGCAACTCGTTCTCGGTCTACATGGACCCGACGATCCAAGACCCGTGCGGTGCGGACGCCAAGTATTGTTTCATCACCGAGGACGTCACCAAGGAAGAGTACGAGCGTCTGTTCCCCGACGCCATGCCAATCTCGTCCATCCAGACGCAAGGCGTGGGCGACGCCTCGCTGTCGCAGTGGCTGGCCGAGGACACGGTGCGGATCGCGGAGTACTTCTTCTACGAGTACTCGCCCACGACGCTCAATCTGTACCCCGGCAACATCACGGCGTTCGATAAGACGCCGCAGGATGCCGCGCTCAGGCAGATGTTCGGCAAGCCCCTGCGCAGCCGTCAGGCTGACCGCCGCAAGGTCAAGTGGGTCAAGACCAACGGCTACGAGGTGCTGGAGGAGCGCGACTGGGCGGGCAAGTATATACCCGTCGTGCGCGTTGTCGGCAACGAGTGGGAAGTTGACGGCCAGATCCACGTCTCCGGCCTTGTGCGCAACGCCAAGGACGCGCAGCGCATGTACAACTACTGGGTCAGCCAAGAAGCCGAGATGCTGGCTCTGGCCCCCAAGGCACCCTTCATTGGCTATGGCGGCCAGTTTGAAGGTTACGAGATGCAATGGAAGACGGCCAACACGAACAACTGGCCGTACCTTGAGGTGAACCCCGATGCGACTGACGGGATCGGAAATCCTCTCCCGCTGCCGCAGCGCGCCGCGCCGCCTCTTGCGCAGACTGGGCTTATCCAAGCCAAGATGGGCGCATCCGACGACATCAAAGCGACCACGGGTCAGTACGACTCTAGTCTTGGCGCTACCTCCAACGAGCGCTCAGGCCGAGCCATTCTGGCTCGCGAGCGGCAGGGGGATACGGGTACATACCACTACGTTGACAACCTCGCCCGCGCCGTCCGGCACGTCACGCGGCAGCTTGTCGATCTGATCCCCAAGATCTACGATACCGAGCGTGTCGCTCGGATCGTCGGCCTCGACGGCGACGTCGATATGGTCAAGATCAATCCGATGCAGCCCGAACCGGTCAAGGAAATTCGCGACCAGAACGGCATTGTGATCGAAAAAATCTACAACCCCTCAGTCGGCGTCTACGACGTCATGGTCACGACCGGCCCTGGCTACATGACCAAGCGGCAGGAAGCGCTGGACGCCATGTCCATGCTGCTCCAGTCTAACCCGCAGCTTTGGAGCGTCGCAGGCGATCTGTTCATCAAGAACATGGACTGGCCGGGCGCGCAGGAAATGGCGGCGCGGTTTGCCAAGATCATCGACCCGAAGGTCATGGAGGGCGAGGACCAGTCGCCCGAGATGCAGGCCGCCAAGATGCAGCTTGACATGCTGACGCAGGAGCTAAATCAGGTCGTCGGCATGTTGCAGCGCGTCGAGCAGTCGATGGAGGCCCAAGAGCTTCAGATCAAGGCTTACGAGGCTGAAACCAAGCGCATTTCGGCTGTGCAGGCTGGCATGACGCCCGAGCAGATCCAAGAGATCGTGATGGGGACTATCGCTGCGGCGGTGGATACGGGCGATTTGGTGCCCGGTAACTCGCCTATGCGTGAAGAGTTGCCGATGATGGCTGAACAGCCCCCGATGGCCGGAGGAATGCCTGTATGAGTTGCGAAAAGTTTGTTGGCACGCTGTTTTTGGCTCGTGACGTGGCGCACAGCGTTCACCTCAACACGCGGTCGTTTGCCAAACACAGCGCGCTGAACACGTTCTACGACGAAATCGTCGATCTGACCGACAAGTTTGCTGAAGCCTATCAAGGCAAGTACGGCCTGATTGGACCGATTGCGCTCATGTCGGCCAAAAAGACCAACAACATTGTTGAGTTTCTTGAAGATCAGGTCGAGGAGCTGATGAAAATGCGTTATGATGTCGTGGACAAAGAGTGCACGCCGCTTCAAAACATCATCGACGAGATTTTGGGGCTGTACTACTCGACGCTTTACAAACTGAAATTCCTTGCGTGAGGTTGACACCATGGAACTGCTTAACCCCCTTTACGGCGACCAGTTTCCGGCCCGCACGGCGTCCTACACTGGGACGGCAGGTTCGACAGGCACATGGCCCGCTGGCCCGCAGGGCGTGGTCGTGTGGTCTGACCAGCCGTGCTACATTGTCGTGGGCGAGGACGTAACCGCCACCACGTCGAACGGCGTTCCGCTGCCTGCCAACACACCCGTACCGTTTACGATCCCCGGCGGCACTGGCGCACCTTGGCGCGTGAGCGCCATTCAGATTACGGCTGGCGGCACCCTCTACGCAAAGCCGATTAACATCCGATGAGCTTTGGCATCCCCGTCCGCAACGGTCTTGGCCTTGGGCTGCTGGCTTCTACGTCGCTGGCGACGGGGAACGTCGGCTACTCTCCTGGGCCAATCAACATTAGTTGGGCATCTCCCGACTATCTCGTTTGGGGCGCAACCAACTACCTAACGTGGGGCTAACCTATGGCCGACATTGACCTCAAAACGCTGACGCCCGACACGACGCTTCCTACGACGGGCTTTTTGTTCGGTGCCGACAGTCAAGCGGCGGCTTCACCTAGCGTTTATAGCGCCTCAACCGTGGCCGCTACGGTTGGTCTTCAGTTTCCTGCCGGAGCGCAGGCTACGCCGTCCATCTCCACAACAGGCGACAACGATACCGGCGTCTGGTTTCCGGCCGCAAACACGGTTGCAGTTTCGACCAATGCTGCGGAACGCGTGCGCGTCACAAGCGCAGGTAACGTGGGGGTTGGCGCGACCTCGCCAGCAGAGCGCCTGCACGTCAATTCTGGCGCGGCAGAGTTTGTTATTCAGTGGGATAGCACGGGGTCAAATAGTTGGGTTCTCGCGGCGGCGTCCAACCGCGCCTATGTCCGAAACAAAACGACTAGCGCTGAAGTTCTTACTATTTTGAACGGCGGAAACGTCGGCATTGGTTCGTCTAACCCCGCCGCTCGATTTGAAGTCGTTGGAACGGGCGCAAATTTATATGCGGCGCGCACGTCAAACGGAAACGTCAATTTTGACACTTATGTGGAACGCGTCAGCGCCGACAGAACCATTAGCTTTCAAAACACAAGCGGTTCCGCTACGGGCGGCTTTGAGTTTTTCGCGTCCAATGCTTCGTACAACGCAACGCGACTGAAGGTTCAGAACGACGGCAACATAGGCATCAACACCACGGCGTTCGGCACGTCCGCGCTTGGCGTTCTTTCCATTGCTAACGGAACTGCACCCACAACCTCGCCAGCGGGCGTTGGTCAGCTTTACGTGGAAGGCGGCGCGCTCAAGTATCGCGGTTCTTCTGGAACCGTCACAACTATCGCCAGCGCCTAACGAACCGGGCTAAGCTGCTAAGAGAGAGCGTTGACAAATGGCTAACGTTAAGATTTCTGCGCTTCCGGTCGCCACTACCCCGCTTAACGGCGCTGAAGTTGCGCCAATTGTTCAGGGTGGCGTAACAAAACAAGCTACGGTAGCCCAGATTGTTGAACAGCCAGTTGTCGCTACTGGCAGTACCGTGCCACGCTCTTTAACAGACCGTTTGGCGGACATGTACTACCCAGACGATTTTGCGAGCCTTGCGGCGGCCGTTGCCGGGGCGCTCGCAGCGGGCAATCCGCTTTGCCTTCGCCCTGGCGATAACGCAACCATTAATGTTCCGGCACAAGTAGCGACTATTTCCGCCGCTTTGTCGGGCATTCAAAGCTGGTCTATACCTGCTGGCGCTACACTTACAATTAAAGTAGCTGACGGTACATACTCCTTAACTTCTTCCATTCAAATCGTGCACCCAGATGGAGCGCGGTTGCGTATTGAGGGCAATACCTCAAACCCGGCGCTATGCGTTCTGCAAGCCACCACCGAAAACGACATTCTCTATGTGCCGCCAGGATACGTTCTTGGCGACAGCAGTTCAGGATTTAACGGTTTTCGGTTGGTAAAAACAGGTACAAATACCCGGATTGGAATATTAACTGATGCGGGGTCTATGACTATAGGACCTAAAATTGAGGTCAATAACTTTTATTACGGCATTGCTGCTCGCAATGGCGGATTTATCCAAGTTCTTGGAACTTCGGTATCCAACCGTGTTCTTGTTACAAATGCTGGCGACGTGGGCATCTGGGCTTTTACTGGCTCCACTATCAACTGCCCATACGCGCGCGTTGAGTCTGTCTCTGACGTAACAAACAACCTTGGTTTCGGCATATTAGCGGAATACAGCTCAAGCATAAACGCACAATATGCTTACGCAACTAACTGCTTGCGTGCAGGCATAGCGTCTTTTACGTCATCAGCCGTAAGAGCTTACGACACAACTACTACTGCGAACACGGGAAGCGGGTATGAGGCGGCTGCCGCTTCATCGCTAATAGCGCATGGGGGAACTTCCACAGATAACGGTGGGTGGGGGACTGTCCAATACGACACTTCTTTTGTGGACGCCAACCCAGCCATTACTTACAGCGGAAACGTCCTTGGCAATTTGCGCCCCTGCATTTTGATGGATTTTTCCGCGCAAGCTCGTTTATCCGTTTCAGGTGGCGGGACTAACGAGCCGTTTCGTTTGGACGCTAAAGGCACGGGCGGGTTTTTCTTTAATGGTGGCGGCGGTCTTCTGTTTGAAATTTTGGACACCGCTTCGTCTGTAAACCGCGTTGCGGTACGACCTTCGGCTACAGGCAACTCGGTTGGTGTAGAGCCCCTTGGCACCGACACGGACATAGGTCTTTATCTGGCTACTAAAGGCAGTGGCACGTTTGAGGTTCGCACCGGAAACGGGATAAGTTTTGCGTCTTTGGCCAACACTAGCGCAAACAGCTATATCCTTGCACGCGCGCGCTCTGGCGACAGACCGCAATTCGAGGTTATTTCAACCCTCACCGATTGCGATCTTGGCCTTTCGCCAAAAGGTGCGGGTGTTGTGCGGTTCGGCACTCACGTAGGCACCGCTGATGCTCCGGTTAACGGGTATGTTACAATCAGGGACGCAGGTGGCACGTTGCGCCGTCTTGCGACGGTGGCGTAATGGATACGCAAATTCAGCTCAACGCTGTCTTTGAGGAAGTTCGCCAACAGCGCGATTTCTTGGCCCAGCGATGTATGCAACTGGCTGCGGAGCTTGCATCCGCCCGCGCAGCCCTTAGCGCCTTGCACGCCGCAAAAAAAGATAGCCTTGAAAACGAAAACACCGTACCTTCGGAACATGTGCGAGGGTAAAGCCCTTAACTAAACATTTACGCTTGCCAAAACAGCAAATTTTGGTGAGGGTCGTACTTACCGTACTGATGCGGCTCATCAGGCCCGAAAGGATACCCAGAATATGAGCGATGAAGCGGTTACACCCGCGCCGGAACTGGAAGCTACGGCAGCCCCTGTTCCTGAAGCTACTACGCCGGAAGGACAGCCGACTGAAACGTCCAAGACTTTCTCTCAGGAAGAGCTTGACGCAATTGTCGGAAAGCGCCTTGCAAGAGAACAGCGTAAGTGGGAACGAGAGCAGGCTCAGCGGTTTGCGGAGTTGGAGGCAAAGCGTTTGCCCCCGGCGACGCCCCCAGCCGCTGACGATTTCGAGAGTGCTCAGGCTTATGCCGAGGCGCTGGCGGAACGTAAGGCTCAAGAGCTTATTGCCCAGCGGGAGACCGCAAAGCAGCAGGCTCAGTTTCTTGAGGCCTATCACGAACGTGAAGAGGACGCGCGGTCCAAGTACGACGACTTTGAACAGGTCGCCTACAACCCGCAGCTTCCCGTCACTGACGTGATGGCGCAATCGATCCAAGCGTCCGACATCGGTCCCGACGTCATTTATTGGCTCGGATCAAACCCGAAAGAGGCCGCTCGTATCGCCACCTTGCCGTCTATCTTGCAGGCAAAAGAGATCGGGAAGATTGAGGCGAAGATCGCCGCAAACCCACCGGTCAAGAAGACTTCAACTGCTCCGGCTCCTATTGCGCCCGTTGCCGCTCGCGTTAACACCGGTTCGCCGGCTTACGACACCACCGACCCCCGCTCCATCAAAGCGATGAGCACGTCGGAATGGATCGAAGCAGAGCGTCAGCGTCAGATCAGGAAGCTGGAAGCTCAACGTCGCTAAAGGTGTAACACATGGCTAACTCGCTTCTTACTATTGACATGATCACGCGCAAGGCTCTCGAAATCCTCGAGAACAACCTTGTGCTGACCCGCACCGTGAACCGTCAGTACGACGACAGCTTCGCGGTTGAGGGAGCCAAGATCGGCTCCACCCTGCGCATCCGTCTGCCCGACCGCGCTCTGGTCACGGACGGCGCTGCCCTTCAGGTGCAGGACGACAACGAGCAGTTCACCACGCTCTCTGTCGCCTCACAGAAGCACATCGGCGTCAACTTCACGACTGCCGAACTTACCATGCAGCTCGACGACTTCGCTGAGCGCGTGCTGAAGCCTCGTATTTCGCAGCTCGCCTCGTCCATCGACGCGGACGTCGCCAACTCGTTCAAGTCGATCTACAACTCGGTCGGCACGCCCGGCACGACGCCGTCGACTTCGCTTGTGCTCCTCCAGGCGCAGCAGAAGCTGAACGAGAACGCTGCCGTCATGGCCCCGCGCTATGCGACGGTTAACCCCGCCGCCAACGCTGCGCTCGTGGAAGGCATGAAGGGCCTCTTCAACCCGACCGACACTATCAGCCGCCAGTTCAAGAACGGCCTGATGGGGACGGGAGTGCTGGGTTATGAAGAGATCAGCATGTCGCAGTCGATCAAGCAGTTCTCGACCGGCACGTTCTCCCGTACCGCGTCCACGACTGTTGGAACCACTGTCTCCGCTCAGGGCGCGACGACCGTTGTCCTGTCTCAGGGCTCGGCCACCACGACCCTCAAGGTTGGTGACGTGTTCACCATCGGCAGCGTGTTCGCCGTCAACCCGCAGACCCGCGAGTCCACCGGCTCGCTCCAGCAGTTCGTGGTTACGGAAGACACCGCTGGTGTCGCCGGCACGTTCACGGTCAAGGTTAGCCCGGCCATCTACACGCCCGCGAACGCTCTGGCGACGGTGGACAGCTTCCCGCAGTCCGGCGCTGTCGTTACGTTCCTCGGCTCTGCCTCGACGCAGTACCCGCAGAACCTTGTCTACCACAAGGATGCGATCACCTTCGCCACCGCCGACCTTCTGCTCCCGCAGGGCGTCGATATGGCGTCGCGTCAGGTCCACAACGGTATCTCGCTGCGTGTCGTGCGCCAGTACGACATCAACAACGACCGTATGCCCTGCCGTATTGACGTCCTCTACGGCTTCGGTGTGATCCGCCCGCAGATGGCTTGCCGCATCTGGGGCTAAGGTGTCCTCGCCCCCGGCTGCGGCCGGGGGCCTCTCTTACTTAGAAGGAACATCACGATGGCTTTTCCGAACGGCGCTGGTGGCTACCAGCTTGGCGACGGCAACCTTGGCGAAGTTAGCTTTTACAACACTGATACGCCGGTTGCTCTTAGCGGCGCATCCGTCACGATCACCGCTGCCAATCTGGCTGCGGGCGTCTGCACGATGGACTCAGGCGGCACGGACGCGGGCACATATGTGTTTCCGACCGGCGCGCTTCTCGACGCAGCTTTCCCCAGCCTGAAGGTCGGTTCGACTTTCGACTGCGCGTTTGTCAACATTGGTGACAATGCTGCTAATGACGTGACGTTCACTGCTGGCACGGGCAACACCCTTGTTGGCAACGACGTCATTCAGGACGCGCTGACCAAGACCAACAACACGTCGGGCACTTTCCGGTTCCGTAAGACCGGCGACGCGGCGTATACGATTTACCGCGTGGCGTAAGCCGAGATCGGCGGCCTACGGGCCGCCTTTTTCTTTCAGGGTAAAACATGATATATCTTCGACACCCGGTTCACGGCGCAAAGGTCGCTACCATGGAGATGGAGGCGGCTTACGACGAAGAACACGGATGGGTACGCTTTGATCCCGAGACGCCCTCGGCCCCTGCGGCGGCAGACGTTAACGGTCTGGTTTCACGACGCCGTGGGCGGCAGCCTCGGCAGCAGCAGGAACAGGTAACCGATGACGACAGCGGGCGAGCAGATTAACGGCGCACTGCGTCTTCTGGGAGTTCTCGCTGAAGGCGAAACGCCTTCGGCTGAGACGTCGCAGGACGCGCTGTCGGCTATGAACCAGATGATCGACAGTTGGAACACGGAGCGCCTCTCCGTCTACGCGACGCAGGATCAGGTGCTGACGTGGCCGACCAACGAGCGCATACGCACGCTCGGGCCGACCGGTAATCTAGTCGGCAACCGACCTGTCATGGTGGACGACAGCACCTTCTTCCGCGATCCGCTGACCAACGTGTCCTACGGCATCAAGCTGATCAACCAGCAGCAGTACAACGGCATCGCGGTTAAGACCGTCACCAGCACCTATCCGCAGGTCATGTTTGTGAACATGACGTACCCGGACATTGAGTTGTACGTCTACCCGGTGCCGTTCCGAGAACTGGAGTTTCACTTCATCTCCGTCGAGGAACTGACCCAGCCCGCCAACTTGGCGACGACGCTGGCGTTTCCGCCGGGCTACCTGCGGGCGTTCCGGTACAACTTGGCGTGCGAAATGGCTCCTGAGTTTGGCGTTGAGCCGTCGCAGCAAGTGCTGCGCATCGCAATGTCGTCCAAGCGCAACATCAAGCGCATTAACAACCCCGACGACATCATGGCGATCCCGTACAGCATCACAGGTACTCGCCAGCGTTACAACATCTTTGCCGGGAACTTCTGATGAAGACGCCCATTCTAGGGTCGGCCTATGTCACCCGCAGCCCCAACGCTGCCGACAACAGAATGGTCAACCTTTACCCGGAAATTGTTCCCGAAGGCGGCAAAGAGCCGGCGTTCTTGCGCCGAGCGCCGGGTCTGCGGCTGCTTGCGTATGTCGGCAACGGCCCGGTGCGGGGTCTGTGGACGTTTGGCGATTACGCTTACGCTGTCTCGGGCGACACTTTTTATAAGATTGACGATGCGTGGGTCGTTACCGCGAAGGGCACCGTTGCGGGCTCCGGTCCCGTGTCCATGGTTGATAACGGCACGCAGTTGTTCATCGCGGCGGGCGCGACCGGGTACATCTACAACGCCAACACCGACGTGTTCGCGCAGATCACCGACCCTGACTTCCCCGGCGCGACAACGGTCGGCTTCATCGACGGCTACTTTGTCTTCAACGAGCCCAACAGCCAGAAGTTCTGGGTGACCGCCCTGCTCGACGGCACGTCGGTTGATCCGCTGGACTTCGCCAGCGCGGAAGGTTCACCAGACGATCTCGTAGCGCTGATCGTGGACCACCGCGAAGTTTGGCTGTTTGGCCAGACCAGCGTTGAGGTATGGTACAACGCCGGGCTGCCGGACTTCCCGCTGTCGCGCATCCAAGGCGCGTTCAACGAGATCGGCTGCGTCGCGCCGTTTTCTGTCACCAAACTAGATAACGGCGTGTTCTGGCTGGGCGCTGACGCGCGCGGGCGCGGCATCGTCTACCGCGCGCAAGGTTACAACGGCCAGCGCATCTCGACGCACGCCGTCGAGTGGCAGATCCAGCAGTACAGCGACATCTCGGACGCAACCGCCTACACCTACCAGCAGGACGGCCACTCGTTCTACGTCCTGAACTTTCCGACCGCCGACATCACCTGGGTCTACGACGTCGCGACGCAGGCGTGGCACCAGCGCGCCGGATGGCTGAACAACCAGTTCACTCGCCACCGCGGCAACAACCAGATGTCGTTTAACGGCGAGATCGTCATCGGGGACTACCTTGCGGGCGCAATCTACGCCTACGACCTCACGGTCTACACTGAAGCTGAGTCGGTCCAAAAGTGGCTGCGTTCGTGGCGCGCGTTGCCGACTGGCCAAAACAACCTGACCCGCACAACGCAGCACAGTCTTCAGCTAGATTGTGAGTCTGGCGTTGGGCTGAATGGGTACGATTTTTACGACGTGTTTACTTTAACGGCCGAAAATAACGATCCTTTGATCACTGAAAGCGGGGATACCCTTATTGCGTCGTTTCTTGCCACGCAAGGGGCCGACCCCCAGGTAATGTTGCGTTGGTCGGATGATGGCGGGCATAACTGGTCAAACGAGCATTGGAAATCCATGGGCCGGATTGGGCGGACTGGTGAGCGCGTTATCTGGCGGCGGCTTGGCATGACCATGAAGTTGCGCGACCGCGTGTATGAGCTATCCGGCACTGACCCCGTGTCCATCACCATCCTAGGCGCAGAACTGATCGCGAGCCCGACCCGTGCCTGAGAACATCACGCAGATACCCGCCGCTCGCGTGCCGATTGCTGAGCAGCCGACGCCGTACCCGGCGCGGCCTTGGTATCGGTACTTCTACAACCTGTTCGCCATTCTTGGCAGCGGATCGCTGCGCAACGGGGCGTTTCACGACGAGACGACGCAAACCGCTGCGGCTCCTAATACTGGCTATGCCATCACATTCAACAAGACGGACTACAGCCAAGGTGTCTATCTTGGTACGCCGACGTCGCGGGTGTACGTGGACCGGCCCGGCCTGTACAACTTCCAGTTTTCCGCGCAATTCGTCAGCACAAACGCGTCCGCCAAAGACATTTACATTTGGGCGGACGTTAACGGTACGGCTGTCCCGCAGTCAGCCACTAAAATCACCATGAAGGGCTCTAACGAGTCGTTTTTGGCCGCGTGGAACTTCTTTTTGCGCCTTAACACGGACGACTATTTCCGTTTGCGGTGGGCCACAACTGACGTAAATGTCCAACTGGCTGCTTCCGGTGCGACCGCCTTTTCACCGGCAATTCCATCTGTTATCCTGACCGTAGCTTCAAACATAGGTGAATAATGGCCGTTCTCACCCCATCCCCCAAGATGCAGTTCGAGAGCGCGGCCGGCGTGCCTCTGTCGGGCGGCAAGGTGTACACCTACACGGCGGGTACGACGACGCCGCTTGCTACCTTCACGGACTACACCGGAGCTACGCCCAACTCCAACCCGGTAATTCTCAATTCGCGCGGCGAGGCGTCTATTTGGCTTGGCTCGGCAACGTACAAGTTTAAACTGACCGACGCTAACGACGTTGAGATCTGGACGGTCGATTACATCTCCGCGCCGACGTCCGGTGTCTCCCCAGTCTTGTCCGGTAACGTCGTCATCGACAGCGACACGCCTGGCCCGGCGCTCAAGATCACGCAGACGGGCACTGGCCCGGTCATGCGCGTGCAGGACAGCGCCGACCCGGACGCAACGCCGTTCATCATCGACAGTGCCGGTCAGGTCGGCATCGGCACGGCTACACCGTCCGCACAGTTGGAGACGACCGGCGCGGCTAAGTTCGCTTCCGCCACGATCACCACGCCGTTAGGCCCCGCCAGCGGTGGCACGGGCCTTTCCGCGCTGACGGTCGGCAATTTGATGGTCGGTAACGGCACGAGCGCGGCTACTTTGCTGGCTCCGGGCACCGCAGGCAACGTGGTGTTCAGCGACGGAACGACCTTTCAGTCCGGTGTCGTTGGTTTTGCCCCCGAGGGCACGCGGCGCAATCTGAGGGTGCAAGTCACCGGCAACACGTCGATTGCGGTTACCGCCGGTAGTGTAGTGGTCTACACGGCCGCCGGACTTGGGCGCGCGCTGAGCACCGTCAGCCTGACGCTGAGCACGGCCACAACCGGCGCGAACGGGCTGGACACGGGCGTCATCGCCAACAACACATGGTACGCTGTCTGGGTGATCTACGACCCCACGACACCGACCGTTGCTGGGCTGCTGTCCCTTAGCGGAACTGCGCCGACGCTGCCGACCGGCTACACCTTCAAGGCCCGCGTTGGCTGGGTTCGCTACGCGACCGCCGCGCTTGCGCGCACGCTTCAGGTTAACGACCGGGCGCAGTACGTCGTTACGACCGGCTCACAGACACCAAACATGCCGACAATGGCTAATGGCATTGCAGGCAACGTCTCCACACCTACTTGGGTGTCGGTGCCGTGGGCCAACTTTGCGCCCTCCACCGTCGCTGTTCTCCACCTCAGCATTATGATGCAGAACAAAAACAACCTTTACGTTATCCTTGCGCCTAATAACAGCTATGGCGCGTTTGACTCCCTAACCAATCCACCGCCGTATCTTACTGTTGGAACCGGCGCCAGCCCGATAGCGGCCGCGCCGGCTGTTAGTGCAGACATTATACCTGAGAGCGCAAACGTGTTTTGGGCGTCACAAGCCTCTAACGGTTACGTCTTCATTCGCGGCTGGACGGACATCATCTGATGACGGACATCGACACGCTCGAACGTCAGTTTCTCGGCCAGCCGCAGGCCGATTGCCCGGTCACGCATCGGTTCGGGCCGGGCGTCTACATCCGCGAAGTGCATATGCCGGCGGGCGCGTTCATCATAGGTCACCGCCACAAGACGACGCACCTCAACGTCATGCTGACGGGGCGGCTCGGTCTGCTGAACGACGACGGCACCGAGACCGAGATGGTCGCGCCGCAGACGTTCGTAGCGCAGCCCGGCCGCAAGGCGGCGTACATCTACGAAGACGTCATCTGGCAGAACATCCACGCGACGGACGAGACGGACGTCGCCAAGCTGGAATACACCTTCCTCGACAAAAGCCCGGCGTTCTTGGACCACATCGCCGGGCTCGCGCGCCCGGCCGGTAACTACTCTGAGGACAACGAGGACTTTCTGGCGGCGGTTGCTGACCCGCTCGCGGTGCGCGAGCTTTCCGAGCGCGCCGACGACCAGACGCCGTTCCCGCAGGGCAACTACAAGGTGATGGTCGGCGCGTCCGCTATCGAGGGCAGCGGCCTGTTTGCAACCGGCGAGATCGCCGCTAACGAGCTGATCGCGCCGTGGCGAATTGATGGCTTGCGCACGCCAGCCAATCGTTACACAAATCACAGTAAACACCCCAACGCTGTTGTGGTACAGTCCGACAGCGGCAACACTTATCTGTTCGCTCTGCGGCCCATCCACGGGTGTCGCGGCGGCGAGCTAGGCGAAGAGATTACGGTAGATTACCGACAGGCGCTGCCAACGGCGCTAAGGAGCGAGTGAAATGGCCGGTGTTGCAGCAGCAATTATTGGTGGGGCCGCAGCGCTTGGCGGCGCGGCTATCGGCGCGTACGGGGCCAATCAAGCCGCAAACACGCAAGCGAACGCAGCCCAAGCGGCTCTTAACGCGCAAGAGCGTATGCTTGAGCGCCAGCTAGAGCTGAACGAGCCGTTCCGGGCGGGCGGCATCACCTCCATGAACCAGTTGCTGACGCTTCTGGGCCTGCCAGGCGGTGACCCCAACTCAGCATCCTACGGCTCTCTGGCGCAGCCGTTCGACATGACTAAATTCGAGGCCGACCCCGGCTACGGATTTCGGATGCAGGAGGGCATGAAGGCGCTGGAGAACTCGGCTGCCGCGCGCGGCGGCCTTCTGTCGGGCGCGACGCTGAAGGGCGTTAACCGTTTCAGCCAAGGCCTCGCGTCGCAAGAGTACCAGAACGCTTTCAACCGCTATCAGATTGAGCGTAACGCTCGTCTGAACCCGCTTCAGAGCCTCATGGGGGCCGGTCAGACCGCCACTAACCAGTTGACGGGAGCTATGGGGCAGGCCGGGCAAGGCATGGCGCAGACCTACGGTAATCTCGGTCAAGCGCAGGCTTCGGCGTATGTGGGCGGGGCACAAGCGGGTATGCAGGGCTTGCAGGGTATCGGTAACGTGGCGCAGAATTACTACAGCAATCAGATGCTGGCCCCAGTATTCGCGCGTATGGCGGGCGGCGGCGCTTCGTCACACCCGTACTCGTTTGGGGCTGGCGGTTACACGGGTATGGGTCCGTTTATCGGAGGTTAATCTACCATGGCTGATTTCGGACTCGCAGCACAGATTGGACGCGGTGGTGGCGGCGGCAACGCCATGGCGCAGCCGGTCGATCCCATGAACCGTATGACGCAGTTGATGCAGCTTCAGCAGTTGCAGCAGAACATGATGTTGGCTCGCGAGCAGGAAGCGCGCGAAGCCGCGTTAGCGCCTTTGCGCCGACAAAATCTTGAGCGCGAAATTGAGGCCGGGGGCGGGCGCATCAATCTTCTGCGCGAGCAAACTGGTCAGGCGGCTGCGACGCGGCAGCAGGCTGAGCGCACCGAACGCGCGGAAGTTGCTGCGCTCGACTACATCGCAAAAACGCCGCCCGAGCTGCGCGCCGATCCCGCGCGACTGGATGCGCTGCGCAAGTCTAACCCTGGCGCGTACAACTTCATGACCGAAACCATTGCTAAAGCGCGCGCGTTGCAGGAAAAAGCGCGCGCGGAAGGGTTTTCGGCGGATCGGGCGCAGTTTGAGTTTCAGAAGACAGCCTTGAGCGGTATGTCATCGCTGTTGCCAGCGGTGTCGGAGCGCACATGGCCAGCGATCTACGACGACTACCGCAAGATCGACCCTGTTGGCGCTCGCGTCATCGGCCCGGATTTCACACCCGAAAACGTCGCCGCGCTGCGCGCGCGCATCCAAGACCGCGCCGATTTGCGGTTTGAAACAGATCCGCAGGGCTTTGAATACATCGTCAACACCCGCGACGGGTCAAAAACACCCGTCGTTAAGCGCGGCGTTAATCCGCCCGCGACATCGCAGTTTGGTGCGCTTGACATGGGCGCGCGCATTAACACGCCGCAGATGATTGGTCAGGGTGCCGCCGGGCTTGTGTCGCCCGCCGCTATGGAGCCGTCCGGTGCAGCTCCCATCATCCAGCCGCGCGCGGTTGCGCCTGAGACAGCGGGTGCTGCGCCTATGGCGGCTGCGCCTGCGCCGACTGCGGCGGCCTCCCCCGGGCCGAGGGCTGCGGCCGAAGCTGAAAAAACTCGCGCCACGGAAACGGCTAAAGCTGAAGTTGTCAGCGAAGACCGCCGTCGCGGAGCAGGCGAGGTTCTCAAAGCGCTTAACGATGCGAAGATTGAAGACCTTATCACCAAATCAACGTCAGGCATTGTTCAGCGGACGTTGGCAGGTGTTCCGGGCGCTTTTGGTGTAGCCACATCAGGTATGGAGCGTATCGGGCAGCTTGCCACTATAGAAAGCCAAATCATCACTCAGATCTTGGGTGGTAAGCTGGGCGGCGGCATATCTGACGCCGACGTTAAACTTGTGAAAGCGGGCGTAGCCGACATTGCCAACCCAGACATACCCGCAAACCAGCGTCTTGCCGCCTTTCGTCAGTTGAAGAACAACCTTTCGGCCTTGGCATCCGGCAAGGAAATCGCCGTTGCGACGCCTACGCGTGGAGCGGCAGAAAAGAACGCCGTAGACACAAACAACCCTTTTTTGAGGTGACCAATGTTTACGGCCGCCGAAATTCTTCAAAGCCCTGACTACACCAACGCTAATGCCGCAACTAAGCAGGCAATCTTTGACAAGCACATCGCTTCGTCGCCGGATTTTTCAGGGGCCAACGCCGCAACGCAAGCGGCCATCCGGCAGCGTTTTGGTCTGTCAGCGCCGCAGGCTGAAGAAGACAAATCAATGCTCGCTGGCGCGGCGCGCGGCGCGGTCCCTTACGCGGGGGCTATGGGCGCTGGTGCGTTGATCGGCGGCGGTTTGGGTGCTGCGGTGGGCGGTCCTTTGGGCGCGGTCGGCGGC